TTGTTGCACCTATGCCGGCGGTTATTAACCCGCCAGAGTTCTACAACCAATCATCACTTATTTCAGATGATATTCGTTCAGTCTCTGGACTTAACGAATATCAGGGTGGTGGAATACCAGAGATTCGTCGTACCGCGACGGAAGCAGCCATCATTCAGGATGCTGCCAATGCTCGCGTTTCGGACAAATTGGCTATTGTTGAAAAATCTATTGGCGAATGCGGTCGTCGTTTGATTATGCTTGCACAGCAGTACATGACTGGCGAGCAAGCTGTTCGTATTGTTGGTTCAGAAGCCGAACCTATATGGTTAAAATTCGACCGTGATTACATTCAGGGTGAATTTGACTTCATTGTTGAGGGTGGTTCAACCCAGCCGGTCAACGAATCATTCCGTCGTCAAATGGCTATGCAGGTTGTGGACGCTATGGCTCCGTTTGCTGGTGCTGGCATTTTGGATATGCCAAAGTTGGCTACTTATGTGTTGCAGTATGGTTTTGGTATTCGTGGTGCTGCTTCGTTTGTGACTCAACAACCAATGATGCCCGTACCACCACCTGGCGCAGAACAGGGTGGTCAACCAATGCCACCAGAGCAACCGATGCCACAGGGCGCACCAATGCCTCAAGGTCCACCTGTTGATATGGGGCCAATGCCACCGACAGGTGGCATGGCTATGCCAAGCAATATTCCACCTGAAATTCTTGCGCAACTTATTGCGCAAGGCGCACCTTTGCCAAATACTCAAGGAGCTATGTAACGGTTTTGCGTTAGGTATAGAGCAAACCGTTGGAGGACTCTATGAGTAATGATAACACCGTTGATAGTGCAATTGAAGCCCCGATAGCAGAAACTGTTGGACAAGTAGAAGTTAGCACGGAAATAGGTGAAGCCCCTGTAGTAGCACAAGACTATTTTGCTTGGGACGAATACGCTGACAAACCTGTCAAACTAAACGTCGCTGGTGAGGAAATTGATGTTCCACTAAAGGAGGCGCTTGCTGGATACCAGCGTCAAGCGGACTATACCCGCAAGACGCAGGAATTGAGCGAGCAACGGAAACAGGTGCAATTTGGTAGCGCTTTGCAGGAAGCTTTGCAGAATGACCCAAAAAGCACTTTGGAATTGTTGAAGCAACATTATGGTTTAGAAGAACAGCAATCATCGGAAGATGAACTGTTATTGGACCCGGTTGAGAAACAGTACCGACAATTGGAATCTCGTATGAAAGCGTTTGAGCAAGAAAAGGCTTTGCGCGATTTGGAGAAAACAGTTGAGTCTCTGTCACAGAAGTATGGCGACGCATTTGACGCAGATGAAGTAATTGCTAAAGCTTTGGCTACAGGCAATTCTAATTTGGAAGCCGTCTATAAACAGACAGCGTTTGACCGTATCTTTGAACAAAGTTTGACTGCCAACCAGGTGAAAGCCAAAAAAGCAGAAGAAGAAAAAGCTATTGTTCAAGCGAAACGGGAAGCGACTGTTGTGTCTAAGGGCGCTTCAGCTAAAAGCGCCGACGTGTCTTCTAAACCCGTAACCACACTTCGCGATGCTTTCGAGTTGGCTAAACGCCAACTTAACGGCTAGCACTAACAACAGGAGAATTTAAATGTCAGCAAATAGTAATTTTGACGAACTTTTGTCAACGACCCTCGCGAACTATCGCGCAACGTTGACAGACAACGTGTTCACCGCACGTCCATTGACTTACAAGTTGATGGAAAAGGGCCGCATTCGCATGCTCAACGGCGGTACAAAAATCGTTGAGCCGCTTATCTACGGCCAGAACAGCACGGTTGCATCGTACTCAGGGTACGACACAATCTCGCTGACAGCCCAAGAAGGCATCTCAGCTGCTGAGTACGAATGGAAGCAGTACGCTGCTTCAATCGCAATCAGCGGTATTGAAGAAGGAAAGAACAACGGCGAGCAAGAAATCATCAACTTGCTGGAAGCCAAAATCATGCAGGCTGAGGAGTCAATGCGTGAAGGTTTCAACCAGATGTTCTTCGCAGACGGCACAGGCAACTCAGGCAAAAACTGGAACGGTCTTGGCAACATTGTTGAGGCATCTGGTACTGTTGGCGGTATTAACCGTGCAACAGCTGGTAACGAGTTCTGGCGTTCGTACGAGGAAAACACCGCTGGTGCTTTGACCCTCGCTCAAATGTCAACTGCCTACAACACAGTGTCAGTTGGTAACGACCACCCAGACGTGCTTCTTACAACTCAAACATTGTTTGAGAAGTATGAGGCTCTGTTGCAACCACAGTTGCGCTACACAGACACCAAGACAGCAGATGCTGGTTTCCAGAACCTTCTGTTCAAGGCTGCTCCTGTGATGTACGATGTGCATTGCACAGCTGGCGTGTTCTACTTCCTAAACAGCAAGTATCTCACACTTGTCGGTCACTCAGGCAAGTGGTTCCAGCAGACAGAGTTTGTGCGTCCAGAAAACTTGGATGCTCGCTACGCTCTCATCATGTGTTACGGCAACCTCACTTGCCGCAACGCAAAGAAGCAAGGCAAACTAACAGCTAAGACTGCTTAGTTAGTCTGTTATATTGGGTAAGGGGATAAAAGCCCCTTACCCAATATTTATTACAAAGGAGAAATGCAATGATGGGCAAAAAAATGATGAAGGCCAAAAAGAAAACAGCTCCAAAAGCTAACCCTTTTGTTAAAAAAGCTAAAAACGCTAATAAAAAGTCTTACTAATTAATTCGTAATTTGGGGTGTGCCGACCACCTTCCGCGGCATACCCCAAGTAACGAAAAGGACAACTATTGATGAAGAACGCAATATTGTCCCACGAATATCATGGAGTTCCAGTATCGGGCATAAGACCCGCAGCAGAGGTAGCTGGTTCTAAATTAGCCACAGGTAGCGGACCCTATCTCGGTAGAGGCAACTTTTGTGCCGCCAATGATGACACCTGTGAAGGCAGAAAGGCTAAAGGGACGGATTACTGCATGGGGCACCTACGCAGTAGAGGAGAAGCCTAATGACAATGAGCCTTGCCGATGTGCGAACTATGGTTCGCGACATTTCGGACCTTGACGCCACAGACATCCCCAACAGCATTATTGACAACGCTGTCAAAGAGGCTTTCCAACGCATTGTTGCGTTGGAACGCCGATATCCCAAATATCAAGAGTCGTACACATTTAACACGGTGGCCAATCAACGTGCGTACACAATATCTACAATTGGCGATATTCGAGAAATTATTTCTCTTGTAGAAACGTCTTCGTCTGGTTCAAGACTGACGATGATTCCTTACGATAACGCAGAGGAAATCTGGTTGGGTAATACTGACACGGCTTCACGCCCATACTTTTACGCCATCTGGGATGACGCTTTGCATCTGTATCCAAAACCTGATGCCGTTTACACAATTACCGTGCGCGCGTACAGGAACCCTGTTTACACCTGGATGTCCAACACGTCTGAGGCAATTGACCTTGACGAGTGGTTTCATATTCTTCTTGCCTATTTTGCTTTGGCTCGTGTCTATCAACGTCAGGAGGACCCAGAACTTTCACAGATGTATATGCGTTCATTTGAGGAAGGCGTAGCAATGGCTCGCCGTGACTTGATGAAGACACCTAGCGCACGTCCGTTGTTGATGTCTGGGGGCAGACAATATCCAACGATGAAGCGTTGGTTGCAAACTCTTGGTGCAACGTTAGGTAGTTAATGGCGCAGATTCTTCTTGAGCGTTACGACGATTTTACTGGCGGCTTGAATCTTCGTGCTGACCAGTTTTTGTTGGCTAGGAACGAATCTCCTGACATGTTGAACGTTGAAATTGACCCCCGCGGTGGTGTGTTCAGTCGTGGTGCTATGCAACGCATAAACACTACTGCTGTGTCGGGTACTTGGTCTCCCGACAAACTGCATGCGTTTTATGGTGCTACGCCAACAATTATGTTGGCGAACAGCACAAAGGTTTATCATTCCACTGGCGCAAACTTTTCTACTTTGCAGTTTTCGTCTGGTAATGACATTGCTACAACGAATGCGCATGGCGCATCGTTTGCCAACTGGGGTGACACGCTCTATATCAGCACAGGAGCTTCCGGAACAGCAGGATACAAATGGCAGACAACGGACACATACGCAACAGCCTTAACACCGTCTGGACCTTCTTGGCAAGCAACCTCAAGTCCAACAACGGGATTCATGCCAAAAGCAGAACACAACATTGTGCATGCCAACAAAATGTTCGTAGCAAACACTTACGAAAATGGAGTAGCTTACCCTGACCGAGTGCGATGGTCACACGAGGGTGTGCCTGAATCTTGGGTGGACCATGAATATATTGATTTCAAAGGTGGCGGTAGTGGCGTTAATGGTTTGGCTGTTGTTCAGGGTCAATTAGTTGTTTTTAAAGATAACGCAATCTATTTGTTGGTTGGTACCGAATCCGACAACTTTAATGTTGTTGAACTAACAACAACTCTTGGTTGCGCCAGTCGCAACAGTATCGCTGTTTCGGAACAAGGCGTGTATTTTTATTCGCCGTCAGAAGGTTTGTTTCATTATGACGGTTCTGCAATAAGAGATATTTTTGACTCGCTGCGACCAATGATTGACAACAAAGAATTGTCTCCGCTAAACACCGAACCTTTTGGTGTTTCGTATGTTGGTCGCCGCGTTTGGTTGTCGTTACCTTACGACCCTGATGGTTTAGCTACTTCACCTACGGCAAGTTTTGTGTACGACCCAAGTATTGGCTCTAGGGGGGCTTACATGAAGTTTGCCACCCATGACGGCAAAGGCGTCATTGGTGGCATTAACTGGACCAATTCAAACAATGAGAACTTCCGACTGTTTATTCATCCAACACAAGCCTATGTGTTGAAAGTTGATATGTATAAAGAGGAAGAAGACAATATTGACGGTACAGCAACAGGTTTTAGTTCCTATTATCGAACAGGTTGGATTGATGGCAGAACTTATGCTCAAAAGAAAATGTTTCGTCGCCCAGACATAGCGTTCAAACAGGTTGACACTCAACGAACAATCAACGTCAAAGTGTTTCACAACTATGAAGAATCTACTGGTTCTGAGCGCAAACAATTTAATGTAATTCTTGGCGCATCAGGTACCGGTATGCAATGGGGTGTAGATAACTGGGGTGGAGGTTTATGGGGCAAAAAATCCGTTGGTGTGCAAGTTTTAAATGGTTCTAATCTTGGATTTGCTCGTTCGGTACAACTTTTGTTTACTGGACAAATTTCTAAAGATTGGGGTTTTGACTCTATCGCTATTAAATACAACAACCGAAAGATGACTGGATAATGGCTTTAAAC